CTCCCCTCACCTTTTCGCAATTTACTGTCTGGAGATTCTCACTCCGGCCGGCAGAGTAGTCGTCAAGTGAGATTACCTCAATGCCCATATTCGCCAGCCTCTCGCACATATGAGACCCTATGAAACCAGCCCCCCCAGTTACGAGGGCTTTCTGAAAACGTAGATCCATGACCACTTAGTTACCCCCTTTGTTTCAACCAACTGAAGAGAAGAGCAAAGTTTCAGCAGGCTGCCTTTCGTAAATCCCCAAAGATGATGCCTGTCATATTCAAAACCCGGATTAGCCTTCCATCTCTTAAATTTTTTATCCTCAAGAAATAATCCTGTCCAAATCAAAATATAACCGCGAGATTTCAATACTCTTGTAGCTTCTTTTATGGAAAGACTTGGATTTAATAAATGATCCAAGGAAGTTGCAAACGTTACAGCGGAAAAGATTTCATTTGCAAAGGGCAAATTCTCTGCCACGCCAACCATCCGGGTGAACTTTTTAGATTCACCGTAATGAGGATCTAAGCCCGTCCAACTTACCCCTTTGGTATATCTCATATACTCCGGTAATTCGAGGCACCCACATCCAATATCCAATATGGAGCCTTCTTTCACAATTCTTGACACCACCTTTCCAAATTCCATTGCTTCCGGCATTCCCGAATACGAAAACAATCCCTTCCCCCCGCAACGGTTGTAACGGACCAGTTCTTCATCATTTAATCTTTTCCATTCAATTGCTATTTGATTCAAAACCTGCCCCATTTATAAGACCTGTTTACGTTTCTCATACCACCCCTCAGCATACTTTGGATTTTTCTGCGACAATTTTCGATTCATCCTTTTTGCATAACACAGAGCATCATGCGCAAGTCTCATAGTCAAATCGTCCTTCCTCTTTTCTGCCAAAATATAAATCTTCCGCAGTAGTTCACAAATTGTCCATTTGGGAGATCTGTACTTTGGATTACAATTCCTTCTTTCTGCATCTGTCACAGGATGCAAAGCCATCTAAGGTCCATTTATTTTATAACCGTAAGTCATCGCCAGACCAAAAAGCCGACTGTCTAAACTTTGGCCCCACAGCCCCATCTTCTCATTGACTATTTTAATGTCTTTTTTGTCTCCCAACTGACCCAAGAAATCATTTCTGAACTTGCTTGTCGCCCAAAGCTTATGCACCAGATCCAGTCTGTCCTCAGAACAAATCCAGTTATACTGATATCCCTTGTGGCTTGGGACAGCGTCTCCACACAGGATCAACAATCTCTTCCTAATACTATCGCTGCCCAGCAAAGATTTATGGACTCTAAAAACCGTTCTGAGAAAAGGCTTATACAAATAGAATTCCAAGAGACCCTTATAATTGTGATATATTGAAAAATAATTATTTCCAGTTTTCACAACGCGTTTCAAATCAGCATATCTATCTGGAGTTACAACTTTGCCTTGTACCTTAGGCGCCAAAAGTTCTCCTCCATAAACCCCAGTCACCAATATCCAATCCTTTAGCTCAGCCGGATTCTTAATGAAACAAGAGTGCCAATAATAATAATACGGCCAGAAACCATTTGGAATGAGAGCCGGAGAAAAATCAACATGATCTTCATCTTTCCTGCCTACTTCATATGCACGATTTTCCCACCCAAAAAGTTTCATCATCTCCCAAAATATATCAGACGATTTGCCACTCGGGGTATTTGTCTCTCGATGCACAAAGACACACTGTCCTAACCAATCCCTCCCAAACTTCTTCTCGCAATCCTTAAGAATGTAACAAATGATCTTTGAATCTTTCCCCCCTGACATCATTACAAAATGTTTTTCCTCTGGCCTCCAACACTTCTCAACTGACTCATGCAATAGCCCAAACAACTCATCACATAGGGAATTCAAATCAGTCAGATCTTTTTTGAAATCGTCCCTAAAGCTTTCCACCCATGGCCTCACCGTCACTATTTCTTTGAACCCAGTTTCAGAAGAAAACGATAACGTTAGATCCTTAGAAGTCAGATCATAGAGATTCAAAGACTCCTTACCGTCATCCCTTTTATAAGAAGGCTTAAACTCAAGAAAGTTTTCCATACCTTACAATGACCTATAAAGTCCATCCCAAAGTTTTGCATTCGTCCTGTAGCCATGAAAATAATCGCAATAACGTTTTGTCTGTTTTGAGATATCCTCTAAATCTAACTTGCCTGACAAAATGCCTCTCAACAACGTTATTAGACCCTCAGGTGTAGGTCCAGGATTTAATATGGGAGAGGATTGAAACAGAGTGCCTTCCGCCTGGCGCAATGACTTCTGGCTAATATAGGCTATGACTGGAATCCCGAACTGCATTGCTTCCACTCCTGAGTTGCCATAACATCCCGCCTTTGAAATCTGATCCACAAATAAAGTCAACCTCATTTTTGCTTCCACGCTTTCCTCATACTTCATATTCTGAATCGGCACCGTCTCGAAATCAAATTCTTTTTTCAATACCTTGAAAGCTGGCAAGATGTGGGTGCGATCCCCCTTCAAGCCCTCACGCCCCGGATAATATCCGACGCGCATGGGATTCTGGAGACTCCAACAATAGGGTTGCTTTTCACTGTCAATGACATACGGAGTATAATGCCCCTTGAACTCCTGATAATTCAAATCAGGAGATAAAGCAGTTCGTAAATCTGACCCTTCTACATATTTGCTAATAGGAAACCAGGCCATAGCTGCCCTATTTTTTATTTTATCACGCCTGAAGCCTGAACCCCCCACGGTCACTACAATTTTAGCTCGGTCCGGAATCTTGATGCCATGCCACTCTCGAACTGGAAGATCATCGCCTTTAAAATGAATCACGTCGGCTTGTTCTATTGCTTTCTTAACAAGAGAGCGATTCTCGTTGTTCAATTGGTAATCTGTTTTATAGCCATACTTATGAGGAGTCGCTTTGATATGCAACACGTTGTGATTTGTCAATAGTCGGACTGCCTGAACCATCTGCCATCCACTCCCTGCGTAATCATGCTCTGAAAGCATCACGATGTTCATATCACTCCTGCTTCCACCGAACGCTTTATCGCTTCCCAAAAGACAGAATCCCTCACATCCCGAAGTTTCGTCTTATCAAAAACAAATTCCTTTGAGTCGACGATTCTTTTATAATGAGCACCGTAGCATCGGGCAACTCTTCCCTTGTCCCAAGCCTTCTTTCTTCTGAGATATTGCTCCGTCTTTCTTTTTTCCGCATCATGTCTCATAGCATAATGCAATGCAGCAAAACTTGCATATTGATATGGCCTTGATTCTGGAACCGTAAAGTAGTCAGCAGATTTGAACCTTAACCCACTGCTGTATTTGGCTATGCACAAGGTCCCCAACGATTTTGGAATGTAATACATATAAGTCAACCTGGGATCTCTGCCTGGTTTCTCTTCTCCCGTGAACATAAACTGAAACGATTTAAAATGATCACAAATACAATTAAACTTAAATCGTTCCGCCATCTCTATCGTTTCCCTAAGTGGGCCTCTCAAATCAACATAAAAAATATCGGCTCCAGCCATGATGACCCAGTCCGGTCTTACCTCGTGCATTTTCCGACTAAGCCAGAGCAAGTTCAATGTCAGATCAAACATTCCACCAGAGTCAAATTGCCTGGAGGGAATTTTATTGTTTTGCAACCACCCCCAAGATCCATCTGTGCTCATGTTGTCAAAAACGTAGGGGTCGATATCATTTCTCCTCAAATAATCGATCTTGAAAGGAAGTAGTTCTATTTCGTTATAGACGCAAAATGCCCACAAGATTTTCATATAACTTCCTTCTTAAACACCATCAGAACATGATGCTCATCATTCTCGTCAGCATCAGGAATAAGTTCTTGATCAATAACCTTTAATCCTCCAAATAAAGCACTGTATTTATCTGCCCTCCTAAACCAAATGTGAAGTTTATCAGGATACCAGGTCGAAACATTTTCGTAAACAACCAGGTAAGCCCCTGAAGCCATCACCCGTATAACTTCATTGCAAAGCTCCGAAATGTTCTCGGGGGGAACGTGCTGGAGAACCGTCCAGGTCAAAACTGCATCAAAGTATTCGTCAGGAAATGGAATCTTCTTGCCGTCATAGACCGAAAACTTTCCAAATGGAAATTGCTTCTTAGCCTCTTCTATAGCCCAAGGAACAATGTCAATTCCTAATATCTCCTTACAGAACGGGAGATAAATATTTACCAGACGACCCCACCCACAGCCAACATCTAACCATCTCTCCGCAACGACTTTATTTTTTACCAAACATTTAAGTAGTATCGCTTCGATCTTCCTGGTTCTCTCTTCAAATTTTCCATCTGAGAACAAACAACATCCAACCGTCCTTTTTCCTTGCCTCTCGTAACGATCCTCCCAATATTGAACATTCATATTAGAGTCCTTATTTGTACTCCCTTCTAAATATCACGCAATACCCGAACTTCAGCCTCTTCTTAAAAGGCAGGTTCATCAAAGATCCGATGAGTCCTACATAAGTCTTCTCGACATTGACTTCCGCCAGCTTTCGAAGCTTCTTGGCTACTCTTCCGTTCATATACTCTCTTTTATCTCCTTTCCTTTCTCTTTACAATTGCATCTACCTGTCCCACATCTGTAACACTTCTTGCCAAAATCCTCCCATTGTTGCACTGCCCCAGCATAATCAACAGAATCAGTTAGATCAATTACCTTCCCACAGCAACTGCATTGTATAGTCTTTGGTTGACCCTTCTCCCATTTATTTATTAAATAATAATTGCCTTGCGTTTGCATTTTATTGCTAATTCTTCCCACATCATCCTTCTGACACAATATAATATCTCCCTCTTTCATTTGCTTACCCTTTTGACATAACCGCATGTCTTACAGATTAAATGTTTTTGAATCTTATAAAAAACTGTCTTCCAATCTGTTCCTTTGCAAGAAGGGCATATATCCTTAATGTCTGGAGTAACTTCCTTCTTATTATGGATATACTTCCGCAAATATGAAGTTAAAGATTTATTCGGATAACCTATTAACATAAAACCTTCCCATCGATTTCCTTCCAAAATTGGTACGGTGCGACTCTCAGCCATTCCCTTAGCCCATTCGTGTTGGTCAGATCTTTATTCCAACTCGTATGGCCGACCCTGCTGTTGGCTACGATCTTGCACCCGCAGAGCGTTCCTTCAAATACCACTCTCTCCCCTGCCCCCCATCCGTCAAGAATATGGACAACGTACTCGAAGCCCGAATAAAGCTCCGGCATCTTTTCGTAGGGAACTTTTGGTCTGGCCTTGACATTGGGCCCAGAAACGACGGGATTTTCTGCCATGACAATAAACTCGATCTTCGGATTATCATCAATATACTTCTGCAAATTAGTCCAGGATTTAAAATTACGGACATTGCAAACCACTGCAGAATCCTTCTTCCTTTCTATTGATTCAACCGGCTTGAACAAATCGACATCTATTGCAAGGGGGAGCACGATCCCTTCGCACCCCAAAGCCTCCTGATAGTTTTTCAAATGGATAGGAGATAGAAAAACGTTTAGTCTTGAGTTTTGAAAAAGCCTTCTGGAAAAATCTGACCTTCTAAGTTCCCGATGGTCATGTTCATACTTGACATATGGCTTCCTCTCGGAATAAATTCCCTTCAGGAGCGCCCGCATCTGCTCCTTTTCAAAACCAAAGATATTATTGATAACGACCAGATCACTTTGACCAAGGATCAACTCAATAGCTTGAGGATTTGTGGAAGGAGTCACGAGGTCGATCGCATAACCACAATCCAGACCAATGCGAGTGACAAGACGATTTGACAATTCTGCCCCTCCCAAGATGAAATTATCCTGAACCCACGCAACCCTTGCCTTCTTTATTCCTTTTGTCTCATGATCTCTTTTTTTGTATTGCTCCTCTTCTACTGATATGTAGGAAAGCGGAAAGGAAGGATCTTTTACGATTTTCCACTTACCGACCTTCTCTCCAAGCTCAGCATCCTTCTGTTTATAAACTCCATACTTCCCGTAAGAGTCGATAAGTGCCTGCTCTAAATATTCTACCATGGTCTTACCATCACCTGAACCACTTACCATGTCGGCACCTATCTTTCTCCTGATCCGACACTTGCCCTGAGCCTCCAGAAAGAGAGCCTGATCGACATCGATAAATTGCCCAGCAGGATTGTTCTTGGCAGAAATACCATCTATCATATCAACTCGAACCATGCTGCCATCCGCTGTGGCATCAAAGCAACTTACATCCATAGCCTTTATTCCCTATTAATGATGGCCCGGATCTTCCCTTTCGGTACTCCGTCCGGGCCAAGCGGCTATGAGAAAGGAGACTGGCAGAGAAAACCTTTATGACTCAGGCGTGCTATCTAATACCGCAAAAGCAATGCTCACGCCTGGTTGTCCGTCCTGTCTCATTACAAAACGAAGGGCTGTTGCATCGTACTCAAAGTAACGTTCCTTGCTCAGGTCGATCGTCATGTCCTGACGGACGGCCCACATATAGAAGCCGAGATCCCCCAGGATAATATCCCCCTTTTTGCCAAGGACTGGAACGTTACGGGTCTTGACGACCGGATACTCCAAGATCGGCAGCGGCACACCACCGTAAGGGGGAAGATCCCGATACACTGGCTGTCCAACTGCATCCCTCTGCTTGCGCAGGAAATTGACCGTCGCCCTCCTGGTAAGCCAGGTCAGGTTGACGAAATTCTCATCCAGAGCAGATTCTAAATTGAGAACATCGTTATACTTAACTTGGTTGACGGTTGTTCTTGCAACCACGTTAATGAGAAGGTCTGCCAGGATTCCTGTCATCTGGCCAAGCAATCCCGTTCCTGCGATGACTTCCCCTTCCGTCTTATACTGGAAGGCCCGGACAAATACCCCTGTAATGTAGTTGATAATATTGATAGCCGAATCCATGATCAACTCATCAGACAAGGGGCAAAGGCCAATCAGCTTCTTAGCCGTGAACTCTTTGTAGGTCAATGTTGGCTCTGTGATCGTCTTAGCAATCAACTCGTCAGGGTGATAGAGCACAACCCCTCCAAAGTAAGACCCTGCCGACTGGGAAAGCTGAGGAATTCTCGTGGTCATGGAACCCATTGGAATTCTCCACAACTTAGGAAGGATCAAAGACTGGGCTATGGCAAACTCGATCACTGTAGCGAGGAACTCGATTGGAACCAAAGCCCCAGCATCGATCGTAGTCATGCCCGACATCGGCGCATCGGCCTTCTTATTCCAATCTACAACTTCCTTGTTCCATTCCCGCAGGTTGAAATCCCCACTGAATTTCTGTTTGCAATATTCCGCAAACTTCTGCATCACGGGAGAAAGCTTCAAGAACGGGCCTCCTGAAGCCACCAAAGTCTTGCCCAAGGTCGCCCCATCCATCTGACCGCCCCGTCGATTGGAGTAATCCTTGTGGAAGTAAGACGTGTCAACAACCGTCTTTCCTTCTCTGTCCATGAGGTTCCCGTCAGAATTGTTAAAGATTGCCTGCTTTTCTATCTCCAAAGCAGACTTGACTTCACTCTTGAGCGCCTGAACCGTTCCTTCTCGGATAGCCGTTTCAAGAGCTCCAGTGTCCAGGTAAAACTTACCTTCTTTTTCCGACAACTGAAGTTCCATATGATTCCCTCCCTGAGAATTTAGATTTTATTTTTACTTTGCCCCACTGTTTCCCTTTATCCTTTTTTATGGGGATCTCCGGTAGTTAAGGGCTGGAGATCGGAGGTCGAACTACTTTACCCGGCCTTTCAGCCGATCTATCTCTTCCTTGACGATGGCCGGAATCTTCTTGAACACCTCCTCAATTTGGGCAGCTACGGGAGCGAGCATTTCGGACAACTGCTTTTTCCGATCTTGCTCAGCCCGCTTTCTGTCCTCTTCGGTGGTGATGACGACCTTTCTTGGCTCCGGCGGGTTGACAACAGCTTGCTCGTCTTTCTCCGCTTCCGGTTCAGCAGGAGGGGCCTCTCGCAAGCCGTACTTTACGGCAACCTGTTTGATTGCCTCGTCCATATCTTTCTCGAACGCTTCCTTCTGGTCTTTTGTTAAATTGATAATCTGACCTTTTCCGTCGATGGAATGAACATTGTATCTTTCGGTCTGACTATCCCATCTCACGGTCTGCCCCCGATTGTGCCAGTGGTTTCCGTCGTGGACAAAACCGTGCAGGTCCATCTCGTCATGATGCCCTCCGCCCTCCATCTCAGAATCCATCATGTGGCTGATCCACTTGCCGGAGATGACGCCTATCTCCCTGCACTGCATCAGGGTCGACTCGCAGTACTTCATCATCTGCCGTTCGACGAAGAGATCCGTCTTCAGAGACATGATATCTTCGTCCGTCATCCTCTCGTCGATCCAGATCTCTGGCTCAGGGATGAAGTCAAACGTGTAGTGGTGGCCCCCGTGAACGAAGTCTTCTGTCGCATTGTCCTTTCTGACGGCATCGGCATCCACCATGACAAAGCCCACGTCCTCGTCAGAGCAGGGATCAGCAGGAAGCTCTTCTCCGTCGGCTGCCTGTTTGTCCTCCTTGCACTCACACCGCTTCTCCCATCGGTAGACCTTCGTCCCATCAGTCTCCTCATCAGTCAATCTCAGATAAGGGGTTTTGCACTTAGTGCAGACAAAGACATGCTCTTCTGCAACAACTTCCGTTTCCTTCTTCTTTTTAGGTTTCTTACAAACTGCACATACTCCCTTGTCATCGGCTTCACCGTCGCAAGTGCAGACATCATCTTCCTTCTCTTTTTCTTTGCCGACGATCTCCGTATCGATCTTATCCCGAAGAATCTTCATGTCGGGATCTATGTTGCAGTCACAAGGAATTACGAATCCTGTCACATTACCTTCGCAATCCATCAACTGCTTATAATCTTTTCCACACTTCTCGCACTTCTCGGACGACGGCTCAAACATCCTGCACTTGTACTTGTGGTCCTTGAGCCAGGCGCGGGCTTCAGCGACAGTAAACTTGCTCTTGGAGAACCTTATGGCCTGAAGCTCCACTGGCTTTCCTCCCCCCTGAACTCCCCAGATGGCGTGGATGCCCTTGCCGAACTTATCATTCTGACGTCGGATACGGATGTATTTGTCGGGATCTTCAAGCCGGCAGGCGTGCTCATTGGGATAAGGTTTCTCTTCCCAAGAGCCATCGTCCCTCTTCCAGCCCACCAGCTCCCCGAACTTGTCCTCTCCCTCTGGGATCATCTTGAAGAGAAAGGCGGGCATCTCCGCCGTCTGGGCGTCCGGCTGCATCGGCACCCCGACGATCGAATACTCCAGAAGCTCCCACTCATAGACGTGGCGGAGTTCCTTTCCATCTATGTCCGCTCTTATTTCGACGTGCCCTTCCATCGGCATCCACCCCACAGACCAGTTGGGCATATAGCCCTCAGTCGTCTTCTTCCAGAGCCTCTTGCCAAGATCGTCAGGGAAGAACTGGGTCTTGCACTCGATGCCGTCTCTGTCTTTAAACCTTGCCACCTTGATCCAGACGGGCTTGGCTATTGGCTCCATCCCCATCTGGCCCCAGCCATGTTGCTGGAGGACGACAG